TTACAACTTTTTATCGTATGTCGAATAGGCCTCTATTTGCAGAATGCGACGAATAACGCCCTTTTCTATATTATCTAAGCAACGTCCCAGCGTCCGAAGCATAGCCGGAATGATCTCCTGTTCATAAAAGATGCGAGGCCGCATACCATAGTCTATTTTTACAATCTCCTGCTCGCAAATATCGCCGGTGTCATAGCCGGAGTCTGCCCAAAACCATGTGGCGGCGGTTATCGGTTCCCCTCGTTTATACGCCCATTTGATAGATGATGCCCCGCGCCCATAAGGTAATGGGGACGGATGGAATATCAACGTACCCCAGTTCGCCTCTTTCAGTTCTTCATCGGAAACTTTCACCGTAAGGAGTGGCGCAATGGCAAGGTCACAACGATACCCTTCACACCAAAGCGTATGCCCTTTTGCCTTAACGAACATTTCGGCCGCTTTGAATGCCTCCGACTCGCAATTTCCCAATATTTTAATTACCATTCCCTATATATTTAAATGCCTGAACCGCCCTGAAATGGCCGCCATAACCGGTTGCCGCACGATCAGACTTATTTAACCTTTGGGCCGAACGTGCCATCGAAGCCGCACTGCGCCCTTTATTAACTCCATATAAATGTGCTCCGGTTTGTATCCACTTTTTAGAGTGACGTAACGCTCCACATAGTTGCGGGTGTGAAGTGTGAAAGAACACCGGGTAAGGTTTACCACATCTACCATGTCCCTGAAGATGATATTCACAAACGGCCGCTAAAAATTTAGTACCAACACCTATTCCCTGCCATTCGGGAAGTACTACCAACCGGGTGGACCGGTAAGCCTTTGCCGTAAAGAGTGGCGTTACCGCTAAATGGCAGACGGGCTCACCACCGACAAAGCCCACGAAATACTCGGCCGCAACCGGCATAGGAAGGTCTAAATAATAATGCTGCTTAAACAACCTTGGGAATATAGTTCCCCTGACTTTATAAATTTGAAGTTCGAGTTTTGGACGTTGCCGAAGGCAGTCACGGTCGTAAAACCGTGCCTCCGCAGTATCATACACCCAGTCAGGTTGTAGCCATTCGATTATATCATAGTGGCAGGAAAGAAGCACGATCTGCCCGCTGCCACGTCTCCATGTCTTCGAGAATGCGGCGGCCCCGACCTTGGCTATCTGCCGGTCAATGACCGATGTAAACTCGTCCACCACGGCGTGCCGCGGTCGTTCACACGCCAAACGCGCAAGACCTGCCCGGAATTTTTCACCGTTGCTCAGCACATGAAATGGCCGGAGCCACGCTGGAACATCACCAAGGCCAACTGCCGAAAGCATACCCGTCACCGTGTTGAAGTCTCCGTCAGGAGCAATACAGTCCACAATCGGCTTATCCTTATCCCAGCCGGAATAGAGGTCATAAATAGGTTCTTTGAATATTTTGTTTCCAATACTGGTTTTTCCACTACCGGATGGTCCGACGATCAATCCGATTTGCCATTCCCGGTCCTCGATTGGTAGCTCTACTGTCTTTTCCCAATCACAGCCTTTTTCTGCGTTGAAAAGGCTTTTTACCCGTGCGGCCCGATAGCTGTTGAAGTCGCTACAATGGTGTTGTACCTCTATTTTCATACATTCACCACTTTAAGGGTTAGACCTTCTTTCAAGAGACGTTCGTAAATCTCCTTTTGTTCTTTTTCATCTGTGCAAATGACGATTACGCCATATTGCGGCTTGTAAGTGTACTTGCTCATACTTTGTTTTGTTTTATGGGTTTGGAACAAAGGTAGAGCCAAACTATTGGACGAACTAATTTAAACCGAATGTTATACTGCACCGCTTGTGCAGTCACTTTGGAAACGTTTCAAAAGACCATACACTTTCCGTTCGCTCACGGCATACCTTTCAGAAAGTATAGCTACAATATAGGACACTTTTTCACCATTCTTGTACAGATTCATATAATCGGAATACAAGTCAATATACTGGGTATCTTCGAGGCGTATTCCCGCCTCATGTAACTTTTTCAACAACTCACGATTGAAGTTTAGTATCTCTATCACTTTCATACAAACAAAAATTTAGTACCTTTGCAATGTCTCACTTATTAAACAACAAAAAAACACCCAAGTGGCGTGGCAGAGGGCATTTGCCCCCGGCCGCGCGCCGCTTGGGTGTGTAAAGTTGAATAGTAAGTGAGACGACTGTTTTAACAGGCCGGGGGCTTTTTTCTATCCCTTCCCCCGCGGGGATTCATCCATTACCCGGCTTCATACAAAGCCAAGTCCAATGCGTCCTTTTTCTTCCATCCTTCAGACAACGCGTCTTGTATGTGCTTCATCGCTTTCACGTAGAAATCCTGAAGGTCTGAGACCGTTTCAAACGTCCTGTAATACGGCTCATCATCCGCACCCAGCTTGAACGTCACCGGCAGGTTCCGCCCTCCCGTTTGGACGGCAAGATCGTATGCGGCTTTGTAGTTGAACTGGTTCTCGCTGGACAGCCATACCGGAATTTCCTCGTATGTGAATCCGGAAAGGATGGCCTTGTCAGTCTCCCGGTTATACCAGGCCGTGACCGTTGACCGTATCTCCTCGTCGGTCGGCTTATGGTTGAACTCCTCTTCCATGTAGGAAGCGGAACCGTCTTCCTTCTTTTGCACATCCCAGCGGATGCGCCACTTGTTTTTGACCGGGTTCGTGCATTCCAGCAGCGACACACCGGCACTTCCTTCTACTCGTTTCATGTAAACACGTATTTGGTTCTACCTTTGCCAAACGTTTCCGTCTTTATCGTTGTCTCAAACGGAAAACCGTCCGGCATTTCCCTTACCTGTGCAAGGATGTTTTTCATTTCTTCCGAATTAGTGAAAAACTTCTTGGACTCACCATTCTGCTCGATACTCACGATACAGCGGTCCTCGCCCTGTTCTGTCTTGATTCCCGTTTCAAAGTCTTTCACTATGATGGGAAGGTTCACCAGTTCCCGGATGCTTACCACAGTGCCGGGAAAACGTTTCTTGCCGTCCTCCGGCTTATAGGAAACGTTCAAATCTTTAAAACTTTTCATTTCTTTGCCTGTTAATTTTTTAAACAACATATTACAATCCGCGTGCTTGGCCATACCATAAAAACTGGCCACCAATTCACGCCGTCTCCTTCTCGATTTAACCTCGTGTATCTTCCGGGCAAAGTTCTTTTTGATGCGCTTCCTTAAAAGCACACGATCGGGATAGATAACGTATCCTAAGAAATCGATACCCTCCGTCACTGGGAATATACGTTCGTTCTCCTTTACTTGAAGACCGATAGATTCTATACACCCGTGGACGACATCACGAATCTTCCACAATTCCGCTTTCGTTTCACCCAGTACCACACCGTCATCACAATAGCGGTAGTAATAACGGACGCCGTACCTGTCCTTCAAATAATGGTCTAAATAAACAGACAACAATAAATTGCCCAGCCCCTGCGAACTCCTCAGGCCGATACTGATACCCTCAGGCATCAGCCGGACAAAGTTATCCAGCATGGCGATGAGCTTCCTGTCCTTGAATATCCGGTTCACGCAATACATCACGAAATCTTGTTTCACGCTTTCGTAGAACTTCTTGATGTCAAACTTATAACAGAACCGCGTGCCTTCCGGATCTTCTTTCATATCACGGCGAATATACGCCATCAGATCGTGCGAGCCACGTTTTTTGATGCTGGCCGAAGTGGTTCGGATAAACCGTTTCCTCAAACGCTTGTCTACGATGGTCATGATAGCGTGTACGGCGATACGGTCTCTCATGCTTAGTACCTGAATACGCCGTAACTTACCACCTTCCACTATATCCCGTTCATGATAATCTTTCACCCGGAAACTTCCGGATGCGATCGATGCGGTCAGTTCATCCAACACCTCTTCCTTATGCGCAAGCAGGTAACGCCCTTGGCGGCTACGCTTTCTTTTCGTGCCGCGAAGGACTTGATCAAAGGAATCCTCCATATTGGACGGTTCTATAATCTCTTCTATTATGTAACCTTCTCTACGCATATCATATCACATTACGGCCACACGGCCTTCAATCTCCCGGGCCTGACTTCTTCGAGCCTTGCGGCCTACCAAACTCTACCCGACGCTTGATTTCTCAGTTTTCCAACCCTTCCGGGCCGCTGTTACTGGGGCTTGTTCCCCTCGGCTCCACGGTGGGGACAAGTCCCCGGTGTTGTACGCCGATTTTAATTTCCTTCGATTGTTGTTCAGACGGGAACCGATATTCGAGTTCGAGTTCGAGGCATCGTTATTCGCATTCGCGTACGACACACCACCATTCGCATTCGAGTTATTGTACCCACGAAAAACCACACGGCTTAAAGGAAACGCCACCCTTTGGAATACAAAGGTATTATTTTTCATGCGGAAACACTGTTGATATTATATTTTCGACGGGCTTACGCCCGTTTTCGTTCGCTTCGGATCACACAAACGGGAACGAGAACGCTTTACGTTTTGTCGCTTCGCTCCCGTTTTCGATCATGCCTTTTCGACTATCGCCTTGTACGCTTCCACGCTTTCCGCTTTGACGATCCGACCGCGGAAGGCCAGACGGGAGCCGACATACGTGCTCGAGTACGAAGCATCGCTAAGCGCATTCGCACCCGACACGCCGCCATGCGCATACGCATTGCTGCACCCGCGATAGACCACACGGCTCGATGCGGTAGATATGTAGTATTTATCGCAATAATACGTGCTGGACGAACCGTTTGCGGTTCCCACTGGTATCACGTCCATATACTTGCCATGGGCGACACCCGTTATCCACTGGTCGCTCGAGGTCTTGCCTTTCACCATACGGGTCGTACCGTCCGGCATCCAGATACGCCACTTGCCCTGGTTTGCGCTGTCATTGGGTAAATCTACGCCGTCCATCATGTCGTACTTATGCCCGTAGATATCCTCATAGCCCAGACAACTGATATTGTTTACCTGAGTCACGGTCGGAGAACCATACTCGTCCTGCCCACGATACCAAGCGTACTGGTGGATAGAACCGTCCACGATGGAATTCGTGATCTTGTCGTTTATTTTATACGCTTCATCATAACCGATCGTATCCTGCATGCCGTAGCCCGCCGTACCGCCCGTGATACGATTGTTCGTATGCTGACCGCCTCCGCACTGTTCCTGGCTGTCACGACGGCCATATCTTGCGTAAAACAAGTTCGCTATACGGGAGTGCATCAACGCGTCTATCTGTTGCATACCGCGCTGAACCGAGTAATAATGAAAGTCGATCCAGTTCATGCTGGCCGTCGTGGAATTACCCGTTATGCATGAACGCAACTTGCTACCCACCACACTGCTACCCACCACGGCGCAAAGATGTTCCTCGTTGGCCACCCAATCGGGCTCCATATCCTCGATCTTGTCGGAGTTGGAAAGAACGACCTTGTCGAACTCGGCCGTGTTCAAGATCGAGAAGTGCAAGGCCGTGGCGTCCTCCGGAATATCCGATATCAAGTACATGCCCGCCTCGAACTTCAAGCCGATCGTTGGAACCACGATGGTTTTGACTACGTTTCCAGAGCCGTCTACAAATAGACTGCCGACCAGACCCGTGCCGGGAACACTCGGAAAACGCACACGCTTGTAACCTTGCACATCCACCTTGCAGACCGAATA